GTGGAATTTTATTGACCTGTTGGCAATTAGGCGCGGCGAGGTGTTGGGCGTCCAGGTGACGAGCTGGTCAAACGTCGCGGCCCGCGTGCGCAAGATCACCGACTCGCCGTTGCTGCCGCTTGTGCGGGAGGCGGGCGTGCGGATTGTTGTGCATGGTTGGCATGCGGATGGGCGACTGAGAGAAGTGGATTTGTCGTGAGGCTGACTGAAAAGATGAGACTGGCCAACAGGGTCGCCGAGAAGGTCAACAGTAGCAACAAGATGCTGGCGCTGGCGTGGATCGGACATTCCTATGCGCTGCTGACGGTTGAGGACTGGTCGGCGGTGCTGGCAAACAAGCGGGCGACGCATGAAGATTTGTGTGCGATCTATGCGCCAGGCATCACCGCCGAGCAAGTGCTGGACGATCTGCGAGCGCACTAATGACCGACGACCGCCTTTCGTATCTGCTTGACGTGTGGCGAGAGTGGATTCGACAGACGGATCACCGGCACGAGCTTGGCTATCCGTCGACCGCGGCAGGGATTCGTTACCGCGGCGGCACGGACTTCGAGACCATGGCGGATTCCATGGACATGACGCACGCGCTGGCCGTTGATGCGGCGATAGACAGCTTGGAGCCGCTAGAGCGCCGAGCGGTGCACCACGTTCTCATCCGCAGCCAGTGGGCCAGCAGCATTCCGCTGCAAGACGTATTTGCTCGCGCACGCGACATGCTCAAGATCACGCTAAATAGACGAGGGATTGAATGAAGACATACCGAGATTGGTATACCACCGCTGAGGTGGCGGCGCTGGCTGGCGTAAAGCCCGCAACGATTCACAGATCCTTGAGCGACAAACGCGCATACGCAGGCATTGTCCCGTCGAAAAGTCACAACGGTGTTTTGCAATGGGACAAGGACGCGGTTATTGATGCGCTGAAACCAAAAGCATATGCATTTGCATAGAAACGTATAGAAACGTATGCATTCCCGCAAAGGTTGATTAGCCGGAGAATTTGGGTCGGGAAGGTGTCTTCGCTTTCTCCTGTTTGTCTCCTCCTCCTGTATTGCTTGCGCCCGCTGTGGGCGCTTTTTTTTGGCCGATCATCGAAATGGCTGCTCGATTGCGCTCCCGACATCAGGACGAAATCCGCGAAAAGATTAAGACGAGTCAGCTTGTTAATCGTCTTACGGATTGCGGACTTGGCAATCTTGAATTGACTGCACAACAGTTAAAAGCGATTGAGATTTTGTTGCGCAAGTCGCTGCCGGATTTGTCGGCTGTCAGCATCGAAGGATCGGGCGATAACGGCGAGATTCCTGTCACGTTTACATGGATGAATCAACCCGGATCGTAATTCCGTATGCGCCGAGACCGGCATTTATGCCGTTTCATCAGCGCAGCCAGCGATGGGCCGTCATGGTCTGCCATCGACGCGCAGGCAAGACAGTCGCGTGCATCAACGATCTGCTCAAGCGGGCGCTGGAGTCGAAGCTGCCAGAGTGGCGCGGTGCAATGGTGGCGCCGTACTACGCGCAGGCCAAAGACGTTTGCTGGACCTACTTGAAGCGTTTTGCAGGCGTTGTGCCAGGCGTCAGGTTCAACGAGTCCGAGCTGTACGCCGAGTTTCCGAATGGAGCCCGCATTCGTTTGTATGGCGCAGACAATGCCGACGTTAGGTTGCGCGGCATTTACCTTGATTACGTCATTCTGGACGAATACGCCGATCACCCGCCGCATATATGGGGCGAAGTCATAAGGCCGTTGTTGGCTGATCGTTTGGGGTCGGCCACGTTTATCGGCACGCCCAAGGGACACAACAGTTTTTATCGTTTGGTCAACGATGCGGTAAACGACCCCAGCTTTTACCGGCTGATTCTGAAAGCGAGCGAGTCGGGCATCGTCGCGGAAAGCGAGCTGTACGCCGCTGCGTCGCAGATGACCGAGGATCAATACGCGCAGGAATTCGAGTGCAGTTTCGAGGCCACGATAGCCGGTGCGGTGTATGGCAAGTGGCTGGAGCGTGCAACGCAGGCCGGGCGCATCACCCAGGTGGACGCAGATCCTGCGCTGCCGGTGCATACAGCCTGGGACTTAGGCTTTGGCGACTCAACGGTGATCTGGTGGTTCCAGCTTGTTGGCGGGCCGCGTCCAGAAGTGCGCGTGATTGACCACTACGAAGCGCACGGCCACGACATCACGCATTACTGCGATGTGCTGAAGGATCGTTGCTACAAGTACGAAGGCGGCAAGCACTACGTCCCGCACGACGCGGCCAACAAGCTGCTGGCATCTGGTGGCCGCAGCATCGTGCAGCTCGCGTGGGCCGAGGGCGTGAAGATGACCGTCGTCGGCGCGACATCGCAAGAGAATCAGATATCGGCGGCACGCAAGACGCTGGAATGCGCGTGGTTTGACGCGGACAAATGCGCCAATGGCATCGAAGCCTTGCGCAACTATCAGTACGAGTTCGACGACCGGCTAAAGACATTCAAACCGAAACCGCGACACGATTGGTCAAGCCATTCGGCAGACGCATTCGAGATCATTGGGCAGGTTTGGCAACCGCCTAAACCGCCAGTACAAGACGTAAAAACGCGCTTTCTTCACGAGATGAAAGCGTCCGAAATATTTTGGCCCGAGGAATCTGGCCTGCAAACACGCGAGCGTATTTAAATGGCAATCGGCAACCTTCCGGTCGGCAACGCAAAGGCGATCAGCGCCACCGCTAACGTCAAGTCCAGCCAAGGCGCAATGCTTGGCATCTTTTGCTCAAGCAGCACCAGCGGCACGATTACGCTTTACGACGACGCCGCAACTGGCACGAGCACCGCAATCGCTGCGGTCTTCAACGTGTCAGCAGGCACCTGGTACTCGCTGCCGGTGGCGTTTGGCAACGGCTTGTATGTCGTCGTTGGCGGCACCGCAGCGGTCACGGTTGTGCTGGTCTAATGGCCGACGACACGGACGATTACAGCGGCGGGCAACCGACCGCTGACGGCGCGAGCGGGTACGACGGCGCAGGACTTGTTGCGCGTTGGGTGGCCGAAATTCGGATGTACGAGCGCGCCGCTACTGGCTGGGAAGGCCGCAGCAAAAAGCTGATCAAGCGGTACAAAGACGAGCGCGGCATTAGAGATGGCGCAGGCGTGCGCTACAACGTGTTGTGGAGCAACGTGCAGACGCTGCTGCCCGCGATCTACGCCCGCACGCCTAAGCCCGACATCGAGCGACGTTTCAAAGACGCCGACAAGGTTGGGCGCTACGCCAGCCAAGTGCTGGAGCGCTGCGTTGACTACTTTGTGCAGCAGGATGGATTCAATGCCACCGTGCGGCAGGCCGTGCTGGATTACCTGCTGCCGGGTCGCGGCACGACTTGGGTGCGTTACGCGCCGCGAATGCAGCAAGTGCCTGCACCTGGTGACGAAGTAGGGCAGGGCGGGCAAGTTTCGGACGATGTGCAAGATCCCGAGACGCTTGAGATGGTGGAATTCGAAGACGTGGTGACCGACTACGTTCACTGGTCTGACTTCGGCCACACCGTTGCCCGCACATGGGAAGAAGTGCGCTGCGTCTGGCGGCGGGTGTATCTCACGCGAGAAGAGCTGCGCAAGCGATTCGGTGAAGTGGGCGACGAAGTGCCGCTGGATTACTCTCCGCGTGGCGTCAACGACGAGAAGATCCCTAACGCCAGTCGCAAGGCATGCGTGTACGAGATTTGGGACAAGGCCGAGCGTCGGGCCATGTGGATTCACAAGGACTTCCCCAAGCCGCTTGATGTGCGCGACGATCCGCTGCGCCTGCCCGACTTCTGGCCGTGCCCGCGTCCGCTGCTGGCTAATTTGGCTAACGATTCGTGCATTCCGGTGCCGGATTACGTTCAGTATCAGGATCAAGCGTCCGAGCTGGACAACATCACCGAGCGCATTGGCGCGTTGACGAAGAGCATCAAGGTTGCCGGCGTTTACGACGCAAGCGTGCCGGGTTTGGCTCGCATTCTGAGCGAAGGCATCGAAAACAAGCTGATCCCGGTTGAGAGCTGGTCAATGTTTGCCGAGAAGGGCGGGCTGAAGGGCGCTGTCGACTTGCTGCCGCTGCAAGACGTGGTGAATGCGCTGCTGGCGCTGCACGAAGCACGCGAGAAGGTAAAGCAAGACCTGTACGAGATCACCGGCCTGTCGGACATCATTCGCGGCGCAACGAAGGCGGCAGAAACCGCCACCGCGCAGCAGATCAAGGGCCAGTTTGCCAGCTTGCGTTTGAGCGACCGCCAGGCCGAAATCCAGCGCTTCGTGCGCGAGTTGGTGCGTATCACCGCCGTCATCATCGCTGAGCATTTCAGCTTAGAAACGATCCGCAAGATCAGCGGCGTGCGGATGTTCTCGGCGCAAGAAAAACAGCAGTTGCAGATGATGCAGCAGCAGGGCGCACCGATGCCGACGGGAATGGACCCCGACGA